GCCATTGCACATCGAAATTGGAGCGGCGCGTGCGCTTCTCGCCGAAGCCCTGGATGATGCGGGTAACTTTCTCCTTCTCGGCCGGATCATAGGTCGAGGCGGCGCCGTAGCTGTCAAGCGGCATCGGGATCTCCCAGGAAAACCTCTCCGCACCTCTTGCAGCGATACGGGTCGAGGGGCGAAACCATCAGCTTCTCCCGCTCGCGCGGGTCGGCCGTCCCGCCCCAAAAATACTCTCCGCTCTCCACAAGATAGGCATCCGACTGCCAGAAGCCGGGATGCGACGAACTTTCGGTCTTATACTCCGACTTGAGCGCCAAACTCTGCCCAAACAGGAAAAGGCCAGGCGGGCATTCGCCAAGTGTCGTCATGCTGCCCTCGGCTCTATCGGCAATCCTGAGAAAAGATCGAACTCGCGGATCGGCGGCCGGCGACGCTGCTCTGCTTCCGGCCCGCCAAGCGCGACCGGGCGGGCGCGGTGCTTCATGATGAAGCCGATGCGGGTCGCGCTCATCAGATCGTCGAAATCCTTGACGATCTTGTTGTCCTTGCGGTGGTACGCCCGATATTCCTCGAACCACTTCTCGTTTTCGGGGCTGTTCCGCACGAACAGCTTGCGTTCCTGCATCCGCTCGTCAAGACCGTCGATGCCGGGCTGGGTATAATGGTTGCCGCTCGCGTTGAGGGCATGAGTTTCGAGCATTTTGAGCCCGTGGCTCTTGTAGAGGTCTTTCAGCGCCTCGCCTTCACGCTGGACGTGCCCATCATGCGGCCAGGCGACCGGCACCAGGGCGCCGATCCGCTTTATCGCGTCGCAATGGCCCAAAATCGCCGGCGTGTTGGGCGGCGTGGTCATTTTGATGCAGTGCAAAATGTAATCCACGTCGTTTTCGAGGTCGAAGGCCCACAGGACCGCCCCGAAGGGGTGGTTGGAGCCGAAATCGAGGCCCCAAATCTTGCGCCATTCGTTCGGCACGCGACTGAGCGAGAGATTGATGCGCAGATCGGCCTCGGGCGTCGTGAAAACGCTGCCCTCTCCCATCGTGGCATCGCCAAACTCGCGGGCCGGCCGTTCTGCCTCGGAAAAGCTGGCCCGGCGCTTGTTTTTTTCCTCCTCGGAAAAATGCTCTGCTTCTGCAAGGGCCGCAACCACCACACCGCGGTCTCTCCGCTGCTCCGCCGTGAGGTCGCCGTTATAGCGCATGTAGACAAGCGAGCGCCCCAGAAGAGGAGACAGGGTGATAAAGAGGCACCCGTCCCCGGTAAGCCTGGCGAGAGCTTCATTGAGCACGTCGGGTGGGCATTCCTCGTCCATCCAAATCCAATCGACGGTCGGCCCCTGCCAGAAACCGGCACCCTGCTCGTAGGTTTTAAAAACGATGCGGCTGTTGCCGCCCGAGACGTGCTTGACGAGGAATGCATCAACGCCGTTCGGGGCCGAACGGGAGGCGTTGATGCTGCCAGGAACAATCAGATCCTTCGGAACCATTGCGGTCCCGATGGAAGACGGATCGCCCGGCATGCCGAGGAGCTTGGTTTGCGCCGCATCGCGCACCGCAACACCAGAGAGCCCACCGACCCATCCGAGGGTGGGGCGGGAAAAGCGCCTCCCAGGCCACCAATCGGGATATCGCCCAGAGGCGAAGCACGTTCCCATATACGCGCCGCCAGTGGTTTTCCCGTACTGGTTGGCTGCCCGCAGCATTGCTTCACGATGTTCCGCAGTGAGCGCAAAGAACTCCATCTGCGTCGGGTACGGGCGGAAAAGTGCGAATTTGTTTTCGAGCTTGAGCCGGTAATACGCCAGCCGGTCGTCAACGCTCATTGCCGCGGTGGGGGCGCTCACTGGCGCAGTGACATTTTCACTGGCTGCCTTCACTTGCTTAGCTGCCCGCGCATTGGCGGCGGCTTGCTGCGGAGTGAGCGGAACGAGGTTTACTTTGCGATCCCTACGAGCGTGATCTGGCCCCATCACTGCCACTGGCGACAATGCCACTGTAACAGCCTCGTTCACTGCGGCTTCCTTGGCCTTGCGCACTGCGTTCATTGTCCGCATGCGCTCGCGCTGTTTGGGCGTCAGTGGCTTCTTGATACCGAGAAGCTTGTTGCGCTCGCGGTTGGCCTGGGCGGTAGCGCGGCCGCGTGCCAGCCGTTCGGCAGCGGCAGCCTTCTGCTCCGGCGTCATCGCCACACCACGCGGCATTACGCAATATCCTCGTACTCGGCGTCAGTGACGCCAGTGCCGTCCTGTGGCGCAACCAGCCCCTCAATGGCTTTGTCTGGATCGTCTCCGGCCAGTGCGGCGAGGCGCTTCAGTTCCAGTAACTTTTCGTCGAACGAAATCACTACACTGTGATTTTGGTTGATGTTGATCTCACCACCAAGGCCAGCACGGTTGAGGCCGCCCAATGCAGCCTTGAGACGCACTTCGTCCTTCACTGCCTTGCGGTCAGTGGCGAGGTAGTGGAGTTCCTTGAGGTAGGCTGGCGCATTGGCCTGCAGTCGCGAGCGCGCCCATTCGTTCATCGCGGCCTGCACCTTTGGCGAGTGCAGGGTGTGGTAGGCGTGGACCTTGAGAGAGTTGTCAGACTTGGCGGCATATCCGGCGGCCTTGGCGGCGGCCTTGGCGTTGCCGTCGCCGGCCTGGAAATAGGCGATGATGAAGGCTCGCTGCCGGGGCAGGAGGGCAGACATGAAGGGGCCGAACTCGCCGGCCGTGGCGGTTTCCTCAAAGAAGCCCGCTGGGTATTGCAAGGAAGGCATCCCTCTACGTCCTTGTGTCTCCACCCTCGAAAATACGATGCTCGGTGAAAATAGCGTTAGCCGCCACAGCAGCTATCCGTGGCCCCTGGGCATCCCGCTCGCATACGATGTCGAGATATTTGAGTGAGGGTTTCTGCTCTTTCCGGTTCACCTGCCGGTCAATAGCACGGGCCAGGGCAGCCATCGCATCGCCCTCATCTGTAGCCATAATTTCTGCCGAAGCGACCAGACTAAATCGCTGTCTTTCCGTCATATTCTTTGGGTCCGCCGGGAATGTAGCGCTCGATGCAAGGTGTTCGTCAACGGTGCCCGCCGCAAAAGCAGCAAGGCTTTTCCCGACATATCTTCGCGAGACCTGGTAAAAGTTCGGCTTCAATCGACTGCACTCGAACTGGGTTTCGGTGGCCGGGAGCGCAAGCGTTTGCACCACAGCAATAATGGCATCCTCCCTGGTGTTCGCGCAGAGGATGACATCGCCGACATCAACAGTGCTGTCATTAATTGATCTGGCAAATTTTACCCGATACATCTGCATGCCGTCCTCCCTCTCTCGTCCCAGCGGTATTGCAGGGAAGCCATGACGGGCATATAGCATGGTTCGGCAAAAATCATAACCTTTTGATGCGAGGTGGGGATGAACGGGCTGGAATACCGAAACCTGATCGACCTGGCGGAGAACCGGGCGCTAACCCCGAGGGAGCGGCTGGCGGTCGATGGGATCATCGCGGCATACAAGTACGGCGAGCTGCCGGATCGGGCGGTTGCCGAGGTGGCGTTCATCCGGGCCTGCGCAGCTCGGCCGTCGCTGCGCATAAACCTGTGGCCCCCGATACCCATGTCGATCGCATGAACGAGCTGATCGCGCGGCTGGAGGCGGCGAGTGAGGGCAGTCGCGAGCTGGATGTTCGCATTCATGCCGCGCTGCATCCAGGGAGGTCGCTTCTCCTTGATCCAGGGAGCGTGGGACCGAAGCGGCGCGAACCGCAGTACGGCACGCTATCCGATCTCCCGCTAGATGGATGGAGCGATTACGAGGCAGTAGCGCGCACGATTGATGCGCCGGCATACACGACCTCGCTCGACGCGGCGCTGACGCTGGTGCCGGCGGGTTGGGGCTGGAGCCTCGACTACATGGACCCCGGCGAGCCTGATGGGGCAATGGTCGGTCAGCATGCCGGCGAGGGGTACAATGCCGACTGCCGGCCTGTTCCACCAGCACTGGCACTTTGCATAGCGGCGCTGAAGGCGAGGGCGGCATGAGCAACGCTTTCCCATTCGATCACCTGACGCTGGCCGAGGTCGAGGAGTTCGATCGGATGCTGGCGGACGGGTTCGCGCACCGCCGAGGATGGGGCGTGAAGCCCCGGTTTATGGAGCTGGCGCGCAAGCGGCATCGGCCGTTGTACGATGACGAGCATGGGGAGGATGCGGCATGAGCGATCGGGGGGAGCGGCTAGCGGAGAAGCTGCTGGTAGCGACGGACTTCACGCTTTGGGGCATTGTGCTGATCGGGCTGTGGCTCGCCGGGGCGTGGGTCTTCGGATGAGCGCGCCCGAGCCTCCGGTCGATGATGAGTACGACGAGGTGGCGGACGCGCGGGGCTGCTACTTCGAGGCGATCCGGGCCATCGGCGAGCGGGTGCGGGCTGGGGAGCCGGTGCCTGAGTTCCTGCTGAGCGAGAAGAAATGAAACGGGACGCCAAGATTTCTCCGGCGTCCCGTAATTTTCGGCTTGCGGACCGGAGGCTTTCGGTCTTAGCCTAGCGAT